CGGAGCTGGCGCCGATCCCGCCGCGGCGGCGCTGCTCGAGTGTCAGGTGTGCCTGCGGCCGAACACGACCCGCCCGCAGTAGCGGCATGCGCTCCGCGCGCGTACTGAGTATCCTCTTGGTCCTGGGCGCTCGCCTGGCGTCAGCGGTCATCTGCCCTGGCGGAGAGCTGGCGAGCAACCAGACCGCGACGGGACTCTCCGCCGAACAGTTGATTGACGGCGACCACGCCCGCGCGATCGCCGTTGCCTACCACCTCACCACCGGCGGTGGCTCGTCCGCCACCGTCGAGGTGAACCTCTGCTGCCCGTCGAGCGAGAACGACTGCTCGGTGGCGACCGGGCGCTGGGTGGCGGTGGCAGGCAGCTCCGTCGCGCTGACGGGCGGTGCCACCGACGCCGGAGCGGTCGGCATCGACAACCCGACGTGCCTCTACCGGACGCGCGTCACCGCCATCGCGGGCGGCGGCAACGTCGATACGACGGTACGCTGTACCGCCCCGGGGCAGTGACGGTGCGCACAGCGGTTGTGCTGCTGGTGGGCCTACTCGCGGGTGGGCTGGCGCTCGCCGATCCCACGTCCGTCCTACACGGCGTGGCGCAGTGCCCCGCGATCGGGGTGAGCCTGCCGTTTGGCGGAGGGACACCGATTGCCGGGGGGACGACCGCGAGTGGTGTGGGAGTCGTGAACGTCCACCATTGCGCAGAGACGTTCCTGCCGTGTCGGGGGGTCTTCACCGGCGTGTCGTTCGAGGTGACGACCCTCAGCGCCGGCACACAAGCGGACGCCGGCATCTTCGACACCGCCGGGACGCTGTTGGCACACGTCGGGGCGATCGACACCGACTCGACCGGGATCAAGAGCAACACGTTCGCGGGGGCGCCCATCACCGTCGAAGCCGGGCAGCGGATCATCGTCTGCTTCGGGGTGTCGTCGTTGACCCCACAGTTCCGGCTGAATACCCCCGCAGCGAGCGTCGGGGCGCTGGCGTTCCGTGCGGGGGTGCCACAGTTTAACGATACGTGTACGGCAGCAGCGACGCCGTATGTGTGCTGTTCGGGAGCCAACGCGGGGACCTGTACGGGGTTCACGGCCACCCTCGGCGCCCGCACCACCCAGGCGCTGCCGATGCCCCATGTGACGCTGTTTTAGGGCGCGCGTGGCCGCCACCCTTCTCTACCGGCAGCTGGCGACCGACCGCAGTGCCGTCACCAAGCTCCGACGTGACCTGCTGTCGCTGCCGCCCCGGATGCGCGACGACAAGCGGCCGTGGCGTGAGGAGGCGCTGCGGTACGACAACATCTGGAAGGGCAGGCACGACAACCAGAGTTATCTAGGGAGGTTGCAACTCTACCTCCCGATCGGCCGCCGCATCCTGGAGAACTGGGTCCAGAAGCTGAAGCAAGACCTGTTCCCGCGGAGTGGACGGTGGTTCGAGGTTGGGACCAGCCACGTCAAGCAAGAGCCAACCATCCCCATCCTGGAGACGCTCTTTACCAAGTTCGCCCGGGAGTGGGTACAGCTACGGCGGCAGGCGAGCCCGTATTTGCGGACGCTGGTGACGCTCGGGACCGCCCCGGTTGAGATCGGGTGGCGCGTGAGTGAGCGGCTCGCGCCGACGTTGGTACGCGACGAGGAGACCGGCGAGGCCATTCCGCAGTTGGAGAAGCTGCTCGATTACCTCGGCCCCACCTGGCGCCAGGTGGACCCGTATTTGTTCTACGTCTACCCGGCGACCGTCTCGAACCCGTGGGACGCGCGCGTGCTCTTGGAAGATGCGCTGATCGAACAGGCGGCGCTGCGGATGATGGGTGACACCGACATCGACGCGGCGATGCCGGCGCTCGGCAAGCGCGCCGTCAGAGTGGACAAGGCGTTGCAGTTGCTCGGCCAGGACGGCGACACCGACAAGCACGAAGCCGAGGAACGCCGGTTGCAACAGCGGGGGTTTGATGTACGCCGTGGCCGGGACCCAACGCGCCCGCTCGACGTGCAGAAGCTCTACTGGAAAGGGGACCTTGGGGACAAACCGCTCGGCCCCGACGGCGAGAGCGAACTCGACATCGAAGGCGACGCCGGCGAACGCTGGTACAAGGTGCTGGTGGCGGGCGAGGACACGGTGCTGAGCTGCCGGCGCGTTGAGAGCTGGACCGGACTCCCGCCGTACCTTTGCGGCAAGTTCGTCGAGGTGTTTGGGGAATTCTGGGGCTACGGCCTGCCGAGCGTGTTCGACAACTTGCAGTATTTCACCAACGACGTGTTGAACCAGACCGGCGATGGGCTGGTGTGGTCGCTGAACCCCATCGCCGCGCTCGACCAGGGCGCGATTCAGGACCCCAGCAGTATCAGAATGCTGCCGGGGGCGAAGTGGCTCGTGAGAGAGCCCGCGCAGAACGTCAAGCTGCTCGAGCCGTCGAAAGAGACCGCGGTGGTGGGGATGTCGGCGGTGCAGCAACTGATCGCGCTCATGAACGACGTCTCGAATGTGGCGCCGTTCGGGGGCGGTGGGTTGAACACCGGCGGACGGAGCCGCGGACGCGCACTGCAGACCGCCGCCGGTATGCAGATCGTCCTGAGCGAGGCGTTGGTGCAGGTCGCGGACGTCATCGAGAACCAGGAAGATAGCGTCTACAACCCCATGTTGCGCTGGTGGCACACCCTCACGATGCAGTGCCTCGACCGGGCGCTGACGTTGCGGGTTGAGGGACGGCGCGGCGCCGGGTTGGTGCAGGCGAAGGTCGATGCGGCGATGTTGGTCGGAGACTATGAGTTCCGGTGGCTCGGCTCGACGCACGCCTTCAACATGCAGGTGCGCGCCCAGCAGCTCCTCACGGCCGTTCAGGTGTTCGCCCGCATCCCCGCCGAAGTGCTCGCCCAGCAGAACGCCCAGATCGATTGGTTGTACCTCGTCAGGCAAATCTGGGGCGAAGGCTTCGGCATGCGCGACGCCGACAGGGTGATCAAAGAGATCAGGCCGACCGTCAGCGTCGATGCGAAGCTCGAGAACGAGCTGTTTGCGGTCGAGCGCGGGTATGAGGTTGAGGTCTCCCCCGGCGACAACGACCTCGAGCATGCGAAAGTCCACGACGAGATGCTCGGCGACCCCCGCATCACCCCGGTCGCTCAACAGCAGCTTCAGCAACACGTCCGCGCCCACATGAGCGCGTTCGTGATGAAGCAGATGCTCCAGCAGCAGGCGCAGCAGCAGCAGGCGCTCGCACAGGCGGCGGGGCCCCTGGCCGCGATCTTGGGTGGAGGAGGAGGCGGTGGCGGCCAGAGGCCCCCCGGTCAAGGTCCACCCAATAGCGGCGGAGAGGGCCGGATGCCACTGGCGCCAGGCCGCACCGCTGCAACCTCGAGCCTCGACGACGTGTTCAGAGGGTTGCCGCGCATGGGCAACGGAGGGCCAACATAGATGCCACACGGGACGAAAGGGTTGAGCAAAACGAAGGCGAAGAAAATCCTCCGCGACGGTGAAGTGCAGGGACGAGAGTTGACCAGCAAGCAGCGGGGATACTTCGGCGCCGTCGCTGGTGGTGCGAACCCCGGTGGCCCACCGCGCAAGCGTGAGAAGTCCTACGGCCGAGGGAGGTTCTAGGATGGCCAGTAATGGTCGCCCCCGCACCGACCCCCACGGCGAGTCCCTCTTCACCCCCGCTGAAGAGGCCCGCTGGAAACAGGTCCGCGACCACCCCATCTGGCAGGCGATTGCGCTGGGGTTACGTCACGCCCGCGACGCCACCTTCTCCACCCGCCCCACCTCCGACCCTGCCCTCTGGATGACCTGGGGCAAGATCGAGCTGCTCACCGACCTCTTGACCAGGGGCCCCATGCTGGTAGTAGAATATGAGCGTGCAAACCCCCAACCCGCTCCGGTGCCCGAAGTGAGCCCCGGCACACGCGGCCCAGCGATGGTGCGTGACGATGGCTGACGACGCAGGGCAGGTAGGCGCAGACGAGGCAGCGGCGGCAGCGGCAGCGGCAGCGAGTGCTACCCCCCCTCCCCCTGACGCCCTCACTCAGCTCCAGTCCGACCTCGCCGCCGAGCGCGCCGAACATCAGGCCACCCGCGAGACCCTCCGCGCGCTCTCGCAGCGTGGTGCGGACAGCGGGTACGGCGCTGGTGGTGCTTCTCCCCCGAGTGGCTCCCCCGTTCCTGGCCTCGACAGTCGGTTCGTGAACCTCCTCCGTCAGCGTGGCCTCTCCGACGCCGACATCGCCGCCAACGCCCCGATCATCCAGCCGTTCCTGGAGAGCGCGATCCAGCTCTACGGCGCGGAGCTGCTTGGGGTTGTGGGGCAGCAGCGCGACGAGTTCGACGAGTTCAAGGCGAGCCAGTCCAAGGATGAGTTCCCCTTCTGGGGCGACCTCAAGCCCGAGATCGCGCAGATACGGAAGGAAGCGCGCCAGGCCAACCAGTATTTGAGCCCGAAGCAGGCGTACCAAGCGGCCGTCGCGCAGAACTTCGACAAGCTCGTGGAGAAGCGCGCCGCGCAGATCGCGGCGGGCGGAGCGCCAACAGGGGCTGCCGGCCGCGCTGCCTCGATGACCGCCGAAGGTGATCTCTCGAACGTCGGTCGCCCCGCTCGCGGTCAGGGCCCGCGCACCGCTGCCGACGCCGCCGCACTCCCCCCGGACGACCGCGAGAAGCTCTACAACGAGTACGCTGAGAGGGCATTCTAGCACGCACTTCTAGCAGGAGGACGCCACCATGCCAGCCGAACTCAACCTCATCACCACCCCGCAGATGTCCCCCGACATCCCGGCGCTCTACCTGCACGACAAGCTGCTCGACCGGGCGAAGCGCGACCTCGTGTTCTGGGACATGGCGCAGAAGTTCCCGATCCCGACCGGCGAGGGCAAGACCTGCCGCTTCACGCGGTTCGAGCGCCTGCCCCTCCCCGAGGCCCCGCTCGAGGAAGCCGTCACCCCGATCGCCACCCCGATCAACCTCTCCACCGTCGATGCGGTGCTCGACCAGTGGGGCGCCGTCGCCAGCATGTCGGACGTCGTGTTGCTGACGATCCGCCATCCGCTGTTCCAGCAGGCCCGCGAGCTGCTCGAGCTTCAGCACAACGAGACCGTGGACCGCGAAATGCAGGTCGTCCTGATGGGCTCGAGCGCAGTGACGTTTGCGGGGACGGCCACCACCCGCGCCACCATCACCGCTGCCGACCGCATGACGACCGACACCGTGCGCCGCGTCGTCGCCACGCTCCGCTCACAGGGCGCGATGCCCTACGCCAGCATGCTTCGCGGCGTCGTGGACCCCTTCGTCGAGGCGGACATGACCGCCGACCCGACGTTCGTGCAGGCGGGGACCAACTCGCCCGGCCAGATCGGCACCCTCCGCGCCAACCGCATCGGCCCCTGGATGGGCGTCGAATGGGAACGCTCGAACCTCATTCCGATCCTGACCGTCCTCGCGGGCGCCAACTTCACCCTCTCGGCGCTGACCGGCGGGGCGATCCCCGCGGGCGCGACCGGCTTCACCGCCGCCTCGACCGTCCGCGCCAAGATCACCCGCCTGAACGCCCAGACCCGTTTCGAGGAGGTCATCGGCGCCGAGGCGGCCGTCACCAACGCGGCGATCTTCGCCGTGAGTGCCGTGATCGCCGCCGCCGCCGCCACCGGCATCTACCGCGTCTACTCCACCCTCGAGGGAGGTGCGACCGGCACCGCTACCCTCCAGGTCCGCGTCAACCACACCACCGGCACGGCCTCGACGGTCATCCTCATCCGCGGTGGCACTGCCAGCGCCGCCAACGTCTTCATCGTCACCTCGAGCGGCGCTGTCGCCCCACCCGACGTCCCCGCGGCCGTCGCCGTCCACCTGTCGTATGTGATGGGCCGCGGCCACCTCGGCGCCACCAGTCTGGAAGGGCTGAAGACCTACGTCACCCCCCCGGGTGCGACGGGCGAGGATCCTCTGGCGCAGCGCCGCAAGGCCAGCTGGAAGCAGCTCCTGAAGGGGATCATCCTGAACCCCGACTTCGGTCGCCGTGTCGAGTCGGCCACGGCGTTCGCCTAGGAGGAGCTGCCTGATGCCCAAGCACGATGACGGGGACGCGCCCAAGAAGGCCGTCCCCCTCACGGACCGCTCCGACGAAAAGCTCCAGCGCCACCTGGTCCGCCTGACCACCGAGTACAAGGCGCTGGCCGCCGCGCCGCAGACCGCCGCCGTCGTCGCGGAGCTGCGTGAGATCGGTGGTGAGCTGCGCACTGTCCAGCGCGTGCTGGAGTCCCGCCAGCCCAAGATCGAAGTGCAGATGCACCGGACCGCCACGGGGTTCAACTACCGGATCGGCGACACCGAGTACCCCCCCGGCCCCCACATCGTCTCCCAAGGCGTCGCGCAGATGCTCCTCTGGATGATGGACCAGGACCGCCAGGCGGAGATCAGGCGGATGACCCAGAACGGCCGCACCGTCAACCTCGGTGACGTCAACAGCCAGGCCCGCCAGATCGAGCAACCCGAACGCCGGATGGGCCGCGAATAGTGCGGGAGGAAGCCGGCGCATTCGGGCGGTGGGTGCAGCGGCTGGTCCGTGGGCGCTACCACGTCGTCATCAGTCGGCGCGTCAACGACGAAGAGAACGTCAGCGTCGAGCTGTACCACCGGCGGTTCGCGGGCGTGCTCAGCGAGGTGGACGACACGCTCGCCTCGCTGCGCGCCCACATGCTCGCGCACAACGAGCGCGTGCTGAAGAACCACGAACGTGACATCGCGCTGATCCACGCGCAGTTGGAGAATCGGCAGGTCGCGCTCATCGAACTCGAGGACCGCATCGCCATCGCGCAGGCCGAGTTCGAGGCGCTTCGTGGACCCA